TGCCCATACTACGTATACTTCTTCCGCTTTTAATTGCTGTTCATTTTTTTCATTTGAAAAGTTAGCAACTAATTGTCTCGCTGTGTTTGTAAATTGTAATTCGTTCATTTCCCCTCCTTTGGGTATAAGAAAAGCGCATGGTATCTTCCACACGCTTATTTTTTTCTAGAATTATTTAGTTCTTCTTGAGAATATTTAGATTTTAGGATATCCATCCATTCATTGTAAGTTGTACTTCCCTTTATCTCAAATGTTTTCCCAGTAATCGGATCTACTGCCTTTCGAGGAGTGTTATTCAGGCGCTTAGAATAATAGGAAGCAACTGACCTACACCAAGGATGAAAAGGAGGATATGTTCCTTCCGCACCATTTACAATAGCTTCCGAAACAAAATATACTTTGTGGTCCTTATTCCGACAGATTTGAGAGGTACGGAGGTCTAAGATTGCAATAATCATGTATTGCTTTACTCCGTTATCTTTCCAGGACTTCAATTTTGCTTGATTTGCCATATAATTTGCTTCAGTTCGTATCAAGCGCTTTGCAACATTGATAGAACGATCAAATTCTTTTGCCACCGTCTGAGCCATCTCAAATTCACTCATACCAGTTAATGATTCAACGGTAAAGAGTTCTTCAAGTCTCTTAGCTAAAGCATCAGTATCATTCCAAATTCTTTCAGAGTAGTTACTGCCCTTCCAGTGAGAGTCCAAGATATGTTTTGTATCTGGAGTAGAAAGTTCTTTGAGTTTGTAACCTTCTTTATTCCATGATTCTGTTATAACTCCGTTTTTTGAGTCATCTATCGCTTTTCTAATAACTGTTTCTGCAGTCGCTTCTCGATAACTCCCGTTGATTGTATCGATATAGAAATCAGTTTGTTTTTGTAATTGAACATCTGCAACCTGTTTCGAAACCAAATATGATTTTGCTTTTAATTCTTCAACTCGAGTAATACGTGATTTAACAGCAAGTCCAGTTAAACGATTTTGAGCTTGTTTTTGTAACTCTGGTTGAGTAATATCCTTGGCCAGCCGTTTCAACTCTACTAGCTCTTCCACTGAAACGGTTTGGTTTAGTAGTTCTCTCGCATCGTCTTCTGATAACTTCGTTTGCTGTTTAACACGATTAAATAGCTTAGATATTTGACGATTAAAATAAGACTGGGCTTGTCTATATGCCTGTGCGACTACGTCTTCAAGCTGCATTGCACCGTCATTTACTTTTTTTTCGGCCTTAATCGCTCGCTTTTGCCAGTAGTCAGACATTTCTTACTCCTCCACTTTTACATAATCTGGATATTGTTTAGCAATCTCGCTAATGCCGTTATATAACGTTTTTAAAAGAATATCCTCTAGCTGAGTAGCATCTAAAATAAAATACCCTTCATTACGTTCAAAAGTTTTACCAAGTGATAACAAGGAATTAGTTAGTGTAATATACAGAGAAGAAACACCAGCACAAACAATATCTGTACCTGCAGTAGAAAAGTTAGCATGCCCAGTGACTTGATACCAATATATTTGATTATTCTTCTTTTTGAATATTGCTTTTATCATCCTTTTCCTCATCATCTTCTAAATCACTGTGACTGTCTTCTGCTTGTACACCCATCGCTTTCTGATTCAGCTCAATTGCTTGCTCTTTTTCCTCTTGCAACTGCTCCAAAACTTCGTCAACATTATCGATATCTGGAAGCCAGGTAAGCAATGTTTTAAGAGGTAAAATACCTGCTTGATGTGCTTGTACAATCTGATTCACAATATCTGTTGTATTTATTGGTAGGTTTGGTTTTAACTTTATCTTGATTCCATCAATATCAATTGTATTGTTCGTAATTTTGAGGTAATTAGTAAATATTTCAAGTCTTTGACGTAAACCTTTAATCATATAACGAGATTTAACAGACATGAGCTGTAGCAAGCCAAACAACTTATATTTCATTGCTTCGCCACTAACATTCCCTGAAAAGTTTTTATCGTTCATATTAGGGATATAAGTAATCTTATGGATATCTTCTAACAATGAATCCCTTAGCACTGCTACTGAACTCTCATCCATTTGTTTAATAAGATAACTTGCATCAACCTCAGTTGGAGGAGCAGTTGTTTGAAGCAACTTTTCTTTAGCCAGTGTTTCTCCATCACCATCTTCTAAAGAAAAACCTCGTATGAAAAGAATAGCATCCACAAATGCTTCTTTATCATTTAATCGGTCAGACTGTAGTAGATTATATGCATCTATCAAACTAATAGCCTGTTCAAAATCTCCCTGTCTTTCTTCATTATTTCTATATTCAATAACAGGAACAGCTTTAAAATAATGAGGTAAAGCCTTGATTAATTCATAAGAACCAAAACCTACCGAATCGCAGGTATAAGTTATAACTCGATTATCGTTGTAGTACTTAACTAAATAGTGGTCTACTGCTCCACGTAAATCATATACAGGCTGATAATGCACTGCAAACAGAGGATTTGCATCAATCGTATCATCCGTGACTAAGAAAATCCCTCTTGGATCAATACATTTAATGTCTGCATATAACTCTTTAGTTAATGGATCTTGATTAAGATATATTAACTCATATCCTACTCCAAAAACAGATAAGTCCTTTTCCAGTTCAGTGTCATGTGACACAATATCTACTTTTGTATAAGCATCTAATATTGGTTGTATATCATCACTGCTTGTATAAGCTACAGGGTTCCCAACCATGAATCCAACATTCATATCAGTAACGTATTTTGCATGATTAATTAAAACTTTATTATTAGGAAGAGAAGCGTTATCTTTTGTTCTTTTAAAAATATCTTGCTTACCATCATAATAATCTGATAATTTTTCAAGACGCCAAAAGTACGTTTGATGTTGATTAATGCAATAGTTCAATAAGTCTGATGTTGGATTATTTAAATCGCCCGCTACCTCTCTATTTATTTTTATCGTCATTTTTACTCCTTAATTAAAACCAAATTTAACTTTATTTGAGATGCGAGCCTTCTTGGTATGTTTCACTTCATTTGTATAAATTGCATAACGTACGGCATCTAGAACATCATCAAATTCTTTGATTGGTTCACCTTTTTTCTTATCCCAGATATATTGATAAATTTCAGTTTTGAATTTTTCTACTTTATCTTGGCAAATAAATAGCTTGTCTGTCTTAAAACGTTTAGCAACTGCTTCTACACCGCTTAGTCGGGCCTTATCTGCGTTAAAAGCATTGATTCTTTCCCTTTGGAATCTGGCAACGTGTTCTGGACGAGCTGAATCACACCAAAAAGGAACTTTCTTTCCGTATCTCTCTTGGATTCCTTTAGCAACTTCTACCCAGTAGTCAATTTCTTCAAACTGTGAGGCATGCTCTTCAATAAGATATGCTGTGCCATCATCTGTTTCCCCAAATACAACAATAGACCCCCAGTGTTCATAACCCCAGTCAACTCCACAATAAAATGTGGATAAGCTCGGCAAATCTTTAGAATGAATATAGTGCCTGCTAGCATCAAAATCTTGATAAACAACACCATCAGCAGAAACCCACAGACCTTTAATATCTCGGTCATAAAACATGCCACTTGGAGTTGCTGCCTTAATGTTATCCCTATAACGTTGAGACAAGAAAGTATTATCATCCAGCTGGAATTGAAAAGATTTAACATTTTCATTTTTCTTGTCTATATACTCCTTCTTCAACCAATGTTCTGGATTGTCTGGGTTGGTGTCAGCTAGGATACGTGCTCCAGTTCCAGAACAACGAGAAATAATCTCAGCAAATACTTCTTGTTTAGCAAGTGATGCTTCATTAACATAAGCGCCATGAGCAGTCATACCACGAATTGCCCCTACACCTCCAATGTTTCCTGTATAAGCTTGAACAACTTTGACACCAAAGAGTTTAAAGTTACCGTGCTTATCGAACTTAGGCTCAATATTATACATGTTATAAAGTTCTTGTAAGATATTTTTCTGAATCGTACTCGAAGAAACACCAGCCAATATATACATGGGTTCTTTTATTCCTTCTTCATCCGCAATCTTTCTCACACGTCTTAACTCAAATAAAAAAAGATCGTTATTGATCTTTGTTTTTCCAGAACGTTTAGCACCATGAAGCAATGTAATAAACCAGTCTTTATTTACTGTTTGGCTTAATACCTCTATTTGCCTTTTTGTATATACATCACTAATCATCTAATTCACCGCTTATCTTACCGAGTAATGCATCCAGTTTTTCTTCCACAGTTTCATTAGAGGAATTCTTAGCCAACTCAACTTTAAGCTCTGCCATATTGGCTTCAGCAGTAAGTTTTCTAAGCTGTTGTTCCAAAAGTTTGTCATTCCCTGGATAGCGTTTAAGAAGTTCTTTCATAGCTTGTATTTGTGTCTTAAAGTCAGGAGGTTTTTCAACTTCTGCATAGCCCTCTGCATTAGCCACTACGACTGTTTCTGTTATTTCTGCATTAGCTATTAGACTAAGCCTTTCAAGTATCTCCTGTGCGCTCATAATACGCTCAGAAGCAAGCTTTTCCATTCTTTCATCTATATATTTTTTTATGCCAACATTTGCCAACAATTTATAAGCACTAGCTCTAGCGTAATTCTTTGAATATCCAGCTTTTATAGCTGCTTCTTCAGCATTACCTACTTCAATATAATAATCAGCAAAATCCTGCTGCTTCTTAGTTAGTTTCATACCTCCCTCCTTTAGATATGCAAAAAGCCGCCATTTCTGACAGCTTTTAATATTAAGTACTCCCTGTAAGTACTTGTAATAACTAATCAAGGAATCGAACCTTGACTATGAGACCAACTTTAGCTACTTATTTTTTATTTGATGATTTGATCCTTAGAGAATTCCGCATACAATTCAGAGCTGTACATCTTATCTACTGGAAGATTAAGCTTACCAAAATCGTTTTGGAAGTTTTTAAGAAAACGTTCGTTTTTTACCCATTTACATTGTACGCCATTAGATACGTACCAGTTTTTTGCA